AGGAAAACTTTGCGTAGAGTCTGTACCACCTGAAGAATTCTTTGTAGACAGAAATGCTAGAAGCATAGATAACGCTTATGTAGTAGCACACAGAACAGAAATGCGTGTTGGTGATTTAGTTGAGATGGGATATGACTTTGATGAAGTTTATAACTTATCAGGAATTACTGAATCAGGAACAATGGTCGATGAAGAAGAATACGCAAGACGTGGTTACTTTAAAGACAGAACCGAAGAAAGCCATCAAGACCCATCAATGAAAATGGTTCTTGTAACTGAAGCCTACATGAAAATGGACATTGAAGGCAAAGGCGTACCTATGATGTATAAGTTTATTTTGGGTGGCAGTGGTTACAAACTCTTAGACTACGAAGTATGTGATGGTATTCCATTTGCAGTATTTGAGTGCGACCCAGAGCCTCATACTTTCTATGGTCGTTCTATAGCTGATTTAGTCATTAATGACCAAGATGCTACAACATCTATGCTTAGAGGTATTCTTGATAACGTAGCTCTATCTAATAACCCACAACTTGGTGTTATTGAAGATGTCGTAAACATGGATGACGTACTTAATAACGAAATAGGGGCTATTATCCGTATGCGTCAAGCAGGTGGTATAGAGCCTATCGGTGTACCTTTTATAGCAGGTGCAACACTTCCTGCATTGCAGTACATGGATGAAGTAGTAGAAACCAAAACAGGTGTATCTAAAGCATCATTAGGGTTAGACCCAGATGCACTTAAAAACACCACCGCTACTGCTGTAGCTACAACGGTATCAGCAGCCGCTGGTCAAGTTGAAGTTATCGCAAGAAACTTTGCAGAAGGCGGTATGAAACAACTGTTTAAATTAATGTTACATGAAATGATTAAAAATGCTGATGACTCAGTATTTATGCGTTTGAACGGTCAGTTTGTTCCTATAGACCCTAGAGTATGGAATACCAATATGGATATCTCTGTCAACGTAGGATTAGGCACAGGTAAAGAAGACGCTAAACTTGCATCACTAAATCAGGCTCTTGGTATGCAAATGCAGATATGGCAGAACTATGGACCTATGAACGGTCTCGTTAATATGACTCAGATTAGAAATACGTTAGCTGATATGTTAGCTATTTCTGGTGTGAGAAATGCTGACAGATACTTTATGCCAATGACACCTGAAGTTGAACAAATGCTCTTACAACAGCAACAACAAATACAACAACAAATGGCATCACAGCAACAAGACCCAAATCAAGCCTATCTGCAAGCAGAGCAAATGAAAGCTCAAACTAAAATGCAAACAGACATGATGAAGGCACAGTTAGATGCACAGAAAGCTGTTGCAGCTGATGACTTGGCAAGAGATAAGATGGACCAAGACTTGATTATTAAAGCAGCTGAGATTGTTGGAAGGTACGACACAGAACTAGATAAAGCTGAAGTACAAAGATTACAAGCAAGAGAACGACAGTTCGGGCAATAAATGGATATAAAACAAAGAGCAGCAAATGCACGGTCATTGCTTGCAAACGAAAGTTTTAAGCAAGTATTAGAAGAAATAAAGAATGACCAAATAAAAGTATTCTTAAATAGCAGTAGTACATCTGCTGATATTGAAGAAGCGCACTCCGTTGTGAGTGCAATACAGAAAATCGAACATCATCTCCAATCATCTATAAATGACGAGAAGATATTTGATAAGAAAAACAACTAATAAAGGAGTCAGCACCGATGGATATATCGACTGAAAAACCAGAAGAAATAGTAATGGATGGGTCAATAGACTCAGTGGCTAATAGTTTATTAGCAAGTTCTAATTCTGCGCCTAAGGAAGCACAACTTGACGAAGATGCAACCGAAGACAACGAAGTAGAGCAACCAGAGGAAGAAGAAGTAGAAGAAGTAGAATCTGATGAAGACGTAACTGACGATGATACAGACGATGCTGATGACGAATCTGGCGAGGATGAAGCGGATACTGAAGATGCCAATTATCAGGAACTTATCTCCGTCAAAGTAGACGGACAAGAAATGAAAGTAACCCTTGATGATTTAAAGCGGTCTTATAGTGGGCAGGCTTATATCCAAAAAGGAATGCAAGATGCAGCTAATCAGAAAAAAGAAGCTGAGCAGGTGTATCAAGCATTACTTAACGATAGACAACAACTAAGCGAACTTTTACAGCAAATGCAGTCGGGTGATATGTTACAAGCTCCTGTACCGCCAACTAGGGAATTGTTTAAACGAGACCCTGTTAAGTACATGGATGAGAAACTTGCATACGATGAAGCTAAAGCTGAATACGATAAACAGCAAGGACAACTTGCTCAAGTACAGCAACAGCAGAATTATAATATGCAACAAGCTCAACAAGTCTACCTGCAACAAGAAATGCAGAAGCTGTCAGAGAAAATTCCTGAAATTGCTGACCCCAAGAAAGGTCAAAAGTTTAAACAGGACTTGGTAGATTACGGAATGTTAGTCGGTTATACAACTGAAGAACTTAATTCTGTAATGGACCATAGAGCTATTTTGGTATTAGACAAAGCTAGAAAGTATGACGCTTTGCAAGCAAGTAAGCCTAAAGCGCAAGCAAAGGCTAAAAGCGCAAAGCCGATGGTGAAAGCAGGTGCTAAGAAATCCAGAACAGCTGACTCTGTTAAGAAACGCCAAGAAGTTGCCAATCGTATGAGGAATACTGGCAGTATCGATGATGTTGCTAGTTTTTTAATAAGCTAAATATTAACTTTTATGAGGTGATAAAAAATGGGTGTTTCAACAAATACAAATGAAACCTATGACGTTACCACATTAAGGGAAGACCTACAGGATGCTTTGATTAGCATTTCCCCAACGGACACTCCTTTCATGACCGCTATTGGTCAGAAAAATGTGGGTAACACATACTTTGAGTGGGCTACAGTTGACCTCGCTTCAACCGATGGCTCTAACCGAGTTATCGAAGGCGAAGCTGCTCCAGCTAATGACGCTCCAACTAACGCAGTCAGACGTGGTAACTACACACAAATTTCTGACAAAGTAGTTGAAGTATCAGATACAGCAGAAGCAGTAAATGGTGCTGGTGACGCTCAATCGCTTGCTAAGCAAGTTGCTTACAAGCTAAAAGAACTAAAAAGAGATATGGAAACCATGTTGACTGCAAACGTTGCAGCTTCAGCAGGTGCTTCAGGCACAGCTCGTCAAACAGCTGGTCTTCCTGCTTTCTTAACTTCAAACACTGCTGGTGGTTCTGGCTTTGCTGTTGGTACTACTTCAGGCTCAGGTGCTTCTGGTTACCCAGATGCAGCTGCTACTGATGGTACTCAGAGAGACATCACTGAAGTTATCCTAAAAGGCGTTATCGCTAGTTGTTGGGATGCTGGTGCTGAGCCAAGCATTGTGCTTTGTGGTTCTTTCAACAAGCAAGAAATCTCTACCTTCACAGGTAATGCTACTAAATACAAAGATATCAGTGATAAAACATTATCAGCTGCTATCGATGTATACGTGTCAGACTTTGGTGAACTCACCATTGTTCCTTCACGCTTTAGCAGAACAAGAGACGTATTCGTGCTAGACCCTAACTATGCACGAGTTTCTTACTTGAAAACTGCATCACAAAAACCATTAGCTAGAACTGGTCATGCTGAAAGACGCTTGATTTCAGTTGAGTATGGTTTGCAAGTTGATAACGAAGCTGCACACGGCTTTGTTGCAGACTGCACAACTTCTTAATTGAAGTAATGACGAGGGGAGCCTTCGGGTTCCCCTTTTCTAAATAGGAGAATTATGAGCGAAATCAAAGAAAAAATGATTGAAGAAGATAACAAACTTCATATTGTGAGAACACAAGAAGTGGGTGACATCTTAACAGCTAACAAAAGAGCGCAAGATGATGCGCCTAGTATGCACGGAGACGCTAAATTTAGATTCGTAGGTCGTATCCCTTTTGTGATTGCTGAGCAATGGCAAAAAGAGTGCGGTGCTGGTATTGGAACGCAAGAATTTACTCAGTACGTTAAAAAGAAACTAAAAGATTCTGATTACGCTTATCTTAGAGTTAAAAAGTGGTAAATGAAAGACGATAACACGATATTGAAGATTCAGGTTGGGTACGTATTAGTCATACTGGTACTGATGATGTTCTCATCGTTAGCCTTTGGTCAGGATGATAGCGGTAGCACTACAACTGTTAATACAAATAATTCTACAGATACAACATATACTGGAACATCGGATAACACGAACACAAACACTAATACCAACACGAATACTAATACTTCGACCAGTACATCTACTAATACCAATACTAATAACAATACGTCAACAGTAGACAGCACTTCAGAAAACACTAACTACAATGAGAACATTAACGTCTCAGAGTCAGACAGTACGATTAATCAATACAGCGAATCGTCTAGTGAAAACTACAGCGAAAACTATAACGAGAACGTCAACACGAATAATAACAACAGTAACAGTACCAGTAATTCTACTAGCAGACAGTACGTTTATTCACCGCCTTCAAGTGCTATCGCACCGAGTATAGGTTCAAGTTACTCACAAGACCTATGCACAACAGGTGTCTCAGGTGCAGTACAAACACAGGTGATAGGTGTAGCCAGTGGTCGTTCAGTGACTGATGAAAACTGCGAAAGGATTAAATTGTCCAAGACTTTGTTTGATATGGGTATGCGTGTTGCAGCGGTAAGCCTTATGTGCCAAGACGAAAGAGTCTTTAGTGCAATGGAAATGGCTGGAACTCCTTGTCCCTATGAAGGCAGTATTGGTACAGAAGCACAAGCAGGTTGGGAATCAAACCCAGAACGCAGACCAGACTACGAAGATTACTTAGAACGACAACGCCAAGCATTTATGGATAACTGTTTGCTTGAGGAAACTGAGAGACAATGCAGAAGAAACTGGTCGGACTTGCAGGGTTAATACCTTTTCTTATATTTGCACAAGAACCAGAGATTATTGAGCATAATCTGCCTGATGATGGCTTTGTTCAAATAGATTTACAATTCTCTTTTCCCTACAAAGGTAATCTCTATACCACAACGTTTATGGGTTCTAATGGCGTACTGATGCTGATGGACCCAACAGGTACAGCAGGTGAATGGTCTTACTGCTGTAATGGTCAACCTTTGAACAGTAGTTATGCTCCTAGCTTTGTCATCATGCCTTTGTGGACTGACCTTATTAATTATAACAACGAAGGTAAGTTCTACACACAAGGTAATGACGAATGGCAACGTTATATGTGGTACAACCTAAGTGAGTATTACTACAACAACTGGCAGAATAAAAATACCTTCGGTACTCAATTAGACTATCTAGGTAATATTAGTTTCTTCTATGAGCAACTAGCTATTACAGGACACCAAGTAACCATTGGTTATACAGGTGACTTAACAGAAGATTCATCAGATTATACCCAGTACTATTACGACTTCGGAATCTCTATAGAAGATGTAGAAGTGGATGAAAACTACGAACTTAAAATCTATCAAGCCTCTGTAGTTAAAGAAGAACCAGAACCTACATTTGAAGAGACTTATGTTGATAACTTTGTGGATAGTATGATTGCTGATTCTTATGCGTTTGAAGATTTAACGACATACGATGAAGAGGAAACTATGTTCTTTGAAGAGTCTCAAGAAACATTGATGTTTGATGACCCTATGGAAGATATCTTAATTATGGATGAAGAAATCTACGAGCCTATTGTAGAAGAGCCTATGTATGAAGAGGAAATGATTTATGATGAAATCTTTGAAGAAGAATTACTTGCAGAAGAAATTTATGAGGAAGAGATATTAGATGAGTATTACGAGGAAGCAATACTTGAAGAGGATTTAGTAGAGCAAGAAGTATCTGTACTGAGTGCTGATGTATTAAGTGCAGTTTTATCTGTCCTTAAAACAGATGAGGAGACACTACAGCAACAAGTTGAATCACAAGACATGACTATGAGTTTTGATACGATGATGAACGATGCGATAGCAGTAGGCAGTTTAAGTCAGTTCTTGTCTATGGAATTACCTAATTACAGTCGATTTGAAATCCAGTCTGTAGAAACGCCACAAATGGAAAGGGCTGAAAGTACAGTAGCAAGTATGCCAAGAGCTAATGTAGAGTCCATGTTACAGAACATGAATGAAACCATGCAGGAGTCTGGTGGTTTTGAAGACCAATCCAGCACCATGATATTAATGAATGGAATGTCTAACTTAGGTGATTATTACAACATAGCACTGACAGATAATCCAAACTTTTACAGAGAAAGGATTATTTATCGTGGAAATTTACCAGATGCACGCATGAGCATCCTCAGAATGAATTATAATAGTAACGAAATATATGATGAAATGGTAGGGCAACAATATGGCAGAAATTGAATACGAAGGCATCAAATTATCAGGCGGTAAGCTACTGATGATAATTCCATTGCTATCTGCATTGGGTGGAGCTTTATGGACAGGATTTGAGTTTTATAATCGACTTATGGTAGCAGAGGAGACACTAGCGAGCATAGATATTGCTGAAATACAATCTGAAGTAAACAGATTAGACTCAATCTATGAATTAGTGCAAACTGACCTATCAAACCAGATAGATAACCTAGAATCCCGTTTAGACAGCGAAATCGACGAAATAAGCCGTCTAATGGCACAGAATAGTACCCTAGTACGTACAGTAGAAAATAGTGCCTCAGAAACGCAAAGAGACCTCAGAAACGATGTTTATGCACTAGAACGACAGCTTAATGAGACTGTCAGAGAAATAGATGCAGAAATCATAGCTATGAGAGATTATCTTGAAAGCAGGATAGAGGAATTTTTAAGCAATCCATTGAATAACGTAGAATAATGAAAAGAGACGGACCTACAGCACACGATAGAATTGATAAGATTGATTCTCATTTACAAACCCATGAAGCCGTATGTGCTGAACGATGGAAAGAGACGATTCTTAGGATAAAAAGATTGGAACTAATATTAATCACTTGCAGTGGTGCAGTGATACTACTACTTGCAGAGATTGCTTTAAATCGTTGATTTTATGATATAATATAAACATATATGTTTACCGAGAGGTGAAGTATGTTTACAGATGATGGTCGTATGACCGATGAAAAAATGAGAATGGCTCGCAGAATCCAAGAGCTAGAGTCTGAAATCAATCTATTGAAGGCTGAAAATCACACGATTAAAAAAGAACTCGAACAGAGTAAACGTCAGTCTAATATAGCAGAGCAAATCAAAAGGTCTTTATGTTAAAGAATATGCTTAAAAATGTAGTCGGAGCCGTAGCTCCAACAATAGGTCAGGCTTTAGGTGGTCCACTTGGCGGAGCTGCAATGAATGTTGTAGCCAATGCTTTAGGATGTGAACCTAATGCAAGGTCTGTTGAAAGAGCGGTAAAGGAAGCTACACCAGAACAACTCTTAGCACTTAAAAACGCAGAGCTTGAATTTGAAGTCAAAATGAAAGAACTTGAAGTCGATGTTTTTGCTTTAGAGACAGCTGATATTCAAGACGCTAGAAAGAACTTTGCTAGAGACTGGACTGCTAAATTTATTGCAGTAACGATGGTTGGTGGATTCTTGGGCTACATATTCTTAGTCACATTACAGCCACCTGAAGCTAACAGCGAAGCTCTGATTAACCTTGTTTTAGGTTATCTTGGTGGATTGGCTAGTGCCGTCATATCATTTTACTTTGGAGCAAGTAACTCCAGCAAAGAATGAAAATACTAGCTATTAGATGGAAAGATGCTTGGATTGACGGAAGCATGGATTTGTCTATTGAAGAAGCTAAACTGCTTAAACCTATCATACGAACCACTGTCGGATTCTTCATAACAGAGAATGAAGATGCCTATATATTATCTACTGATTACTATGATGAAGACGGCTCAATCAACGCACCAATGGTCATACCAAAAGGCATGGTTATCCAAACAGCATTTGTTGATATAGGGGAACTAAATGAAGATACTACACATTGATATAGAAACAGC